TACTCGACAGAAAAAAGAAAGAGTCGAAAGGTAAGATCAGACATAGTGTAGAATACTATGCCGCACAAATTTCAAAAACTTATGCAGGAGTTGACGGTAGAACATTAGCAGATATGGTGCCTAATAGCTATGTATTCGAACAAGGCGGTGCTGGTGATAGAGGTACTGAGAAAGTTACTAAGCGTTACAAGAAAGATACTCCTGGTGAGACTGTCACTGAGTCAGTAGATGACCTATTCGAATCATACTTTGAAGAAGAGGTTACTCAGAAGCAATTGAATGACTTAGAGAGATTTGCTGATAGATTGCTTGACAAGTTTGGCATTGATGTTGAGTTTACTAAGCACTTTGCTGATCGTATGAACGATGATCGTAATAAGCCTGCTATCACAATTGCTGAACTTCAGAGAGTGTTTAAAAAAATCGCAAAGAACAAAGCGAAGAACATTCGTCAAAATCCTGACATTGAAGCAGTGCTTAAGGACATTCAAGCAGACTTGAACTTGCCTATTGTCATTAACTATGATAGTGAAAAAGATGAGTATGAAGTAGTTAACAAAACTATCATGCGTAAGAAGAACTTCGGCACATCAAGCAAAGTGATTAAGGTATGAAGAAGTTTAAAAACTTTGTAGCAGAACTTAAGGTCTATGAGCCCAAGTCAACTGACACTCTCGGGTTTACGAGAGATAAGATGCCACAAGTCAGATCGAAAGATTATGATGGACTGATTAAGCATCTGAAGAAGAACAACGTGGCCGTTAGAAAGAGAAAAGTGCCTGCAAAGAGCCTGAAGCCTATTCAGAAAGAATTTAACAAAGATAAGATTGTAGGGGCAATCGCTAAGATCAAAACACTTGGTCAAGCAAAACCTCTGATTGTGAGCAAAGATAACTATATCATTGACGGTCATCACAGATGGTTAGCCGCTAGAAATGTAGGTGGAGATATTGATATCATGCAAGCAGATGTGAAAGTCCATGAATTATTAAAACACGTGTACAGCTATCCAAAGACTTTCACTAAAAAGATACACGAAGGGAATGAAAATGTTTTGGAGAAAAAATAAGATGAGTAAATTTGAATTAACAAAAGAGATGCTGGCAGCAATGATTCCTGGCAACTCAAAAGTAGATATGTGGTACGATGCGATTGTAGAAATCTTTCCTAAGTACGACATCAACACGCCTGAAAGAATGGCTGGATTTATCGCACAATGTGCCCACGAAAGTAACAACTTCAAGTCACTTGAAGAGAATTTGAACTATAGTGAAAGCGCATTGAATAGAGTATTTGGACGTTACTTTGGTAAAGCACCAAAGCGCAACGCAAAAGAATATGCCCGTAACCCAGAGAAGATTGCTAACTACGTATACATGGACGAGTTTCGTAAGTACAAGATGGGCAACGTCAAAGAAGGAGACGGATGGTTATTTAGAGGTCGTGGACTGAAGCAACTTACTGGACGTGATAACTACACTAAGTTTGGTAAGACTGTGGGTATGAGTGCCGAACAAGCCGCTGAATACGTAGCAACAGAAAAAGGTGCCATCGAAAGCGCATGTTGGTTCTGGAAAACTGCTAAACTAAACGCTATCGCAGATACTGGTGATATCGTTAAAATGACTAAGAAGATTAACGGTGGCGATATTGGACTTGCTGATAGAACAAAGCGTTACAAAGCCGCTATTGAGATTATGGGTGGAAAGATTCCTGCTACTAAAAAGTCTAGTGTGAAGCACACGACTGTGGGTGTTGGAGACAGAGGAGATACTGTTGCGGCTGTACAGAAAGCACTCGGTATTGGAGCTGATGGTATTTTTGGACCTGGTACTAAGCGTACACTAAAAGCATGGCAAACCGCTAACGGTTTGAGTGCTGACGGAGTAGCTGGTCCTGCAACGTTAAAGAAACTATTAGGATAGTAAAATGATTAAAAAGTTCAGCGACTTTAGAACAGAAGCAAAAGACTCGGGCGAATATGATAACGAAGGTGGTATGGCTAAGACACAACTACGTGGCGTTATCGCAGACGCAGATCATATGATCAAGATGTTTGGTGACGATGACAATTTGCCAGAGTGGGTACAAAACAAGATCACTAAGGCAGCCGATTATCTAAACTCTGCTCATCGATACATGATGAACAAAGACGGAGAAGAGTAATGGCTTGGGTTACAGTTACAAATAACACAGAGTGGGAATACGATAATGCGGCAACTGCATCGGATACGTATTCAGACACTCCTGGTACTATAAGTGGTGGTATTAGAACGTTTACGTTACCTGGAGGTAACGCTAGACAGACATATATCAAGTGTAGAAAAACTAGTAACCCACCAGGAACAGGCGAACTAGACAAAACATATTGGGACGCACAATAATGAAAAAATTTAAAAGGTTTAACGAAGACACGATAGATGCTGTATGCGAAGAGTGCGACATTTATGCAGATTTGGTTTTAGAAGCATCTGAGTATGAAGGAAGAAAGGTTACGCTGAACGATCCTTTCAGACTTCCCAGTGGCTCTAAGAGAAAATTTGGAGTGTATGTTAAGAATGAAAAGGGCAATGTAGTGAAAGTGCAATTTGGTGATCCTAACATGGAAATCAAACGTGACGATCCTGCAAGACGAAAGAGTTTTAGGGCAAGACATGGGTGTGACAATCCTGGCCCAAAATGGAAAGCGAAATATTGGTCATGCTATCAATGGAGAGCAGGCTCAAAGGTCGACAACTAATAAATAGTAACATAATAAATTAAAGGAGAACACCATGTTTAAGAAACCAGAAAACATTAGACCACTACCAGACGGTATGGTAGATGCATTCACTGCTAAAGTCTCATCTCAGGGATATAAAATGCCTGAAGCAGAGCCTGTTGTAGAAGCTGAAGTAGAAGTAGAAGCACAGCCTGAAGAAGTGTCAGAAGCAGTTGCATCACGTAGCGCAGATAAAACTAAGCCAGGTGACGGTGACACTAAGATGCCTAAAGTTGCTGATGTGACTCCAGAAATTGGTATGATCTCATCGAAAGATAAGGCTGCCAAATCTGTAGAGACTGCTGTTAAAGCCGCTTCACAGCCTAGCATGAAAGAAGGCTATATGTCTAAAGAAGAGATGATCAGTGCTACTTACTCTGAAATGAAGGGTATGTCTTACGAATCTCTTTGCTCAATGGCTGAGAAGTATAAGATGAAGTGTGGCTCTTGTGGTGACAAAAAAGAGCAACTTAACGCTATGTATGGCGAAATGAATTCCATGCCTTTAAAAACTCTTAACGCTATGTACGAAGGTTCATGCGGTACTCACTCAGAAGGATTTGAAATCGTTCAAGACGGTGGCACAGTTGAAATGGTAGATATCGAAGAAGATAACTCTAATGACAAGTCAGACGATGGTGAAGGTATGGATAAAGTTCAACCTAAAGCTGTTAAGAAGAAGTTTGATGATCGTAAAGATAAAGACATCGACAACGATGGCGATGAAGACGAATCAGATGAATACTTACACAAGCGCCGTAAAGCAATCTCTAAAGCTTTGGAGGATTAAATGACTGACGAACTAAACGAAAAATTTAGTCCTATGCATATCAAGCAAGCGATTGGTATTGCGTCTGATAAACGCTATGCCGGTGGCAATATGACTGGTGCAGTCAAAGCTATTGAGAAGATGAAAAAAGGATTGTCTGATCATCCACAAGTTAGGGCGGTACTTAAGCGTCAAAACGAAGATGTGAATGAGAAGTTCGATCCTGCTGATCTTGATCTGGTCGCAACTGACAAAGACAAAGCTGGTGCGAAGATGAATATTATCATGCAGTTGCGTAAAGCGGCTGACGTGAGAGGCAATCTGCCTATTCAATTTGCTGACGGTAAGAAAGCTAAGTTGCCTCCAAAAGTCATTGATCTTGCATTAAAGAAGTTTGCTTCTTTCCGTAAGCCAGACGCTAAAGAGAAGCTTCAAACTGCAATGGGTAAATCATACAAAGATATGGTACATGCTCTAAAGACTATGCGTGAAGAAGTGGAACTAGATGAAGCAATGTTCACTGTCACAGTGGCAAAGGGTGGACCTGGTGGAAAAGACCTTAATGTAAAGGTTAATGCAAAAGACAGAATGGATGCGGCAAAAGTATTTCGTAAGAGCAATCCTCGCTATAAGAACGATGAGATTTCAATTAAAGAATCTATTGAAGAGGGCGTAGACAAGGCTAAAATTCAAAAGCAAATTGATCAAGCAGAGAAATATCTC